GAGATAATTATACAGAGATTACTAAAGTCAATATTAACCTTAATGAGCGCGTAATAGGCTGGTTTAAAGATAGAGGAATAAGTACTACTACGCTAGAGTATTGGAAGATAGGCGAATCTATAGAGTATATGCCTCAGGTAGACGGTAAAAGGCGCTGTATTAACTTTAACTACTTTAGGGACAATACTCTAGTAAACGTAAAATATAGGACCTCAGATAAGCATTTCAAAATGGTTACAGGTGCAGAGCTAATATTTTACGGCCTTAATAATCTCAATCTAGATACTGAAACTTGTTATATAGTAGAGGGAGAGATAGACGCTCTTAGCTTATATGAAAGCGGTATTTATAGCGTTGTAAGTGTACCTAATGGTGCGAGTAAAGGCAATCAAAATCTTACTTATCTAGACAACTGTTATGAATATTTTAAGCATAAGAAAGAGATAGTATTATGTACAGATAACGATGAAGCTGGTATTAAATTACGTAATGAATTGGCTAGGAGGCTAGGATATTACAGATGTAAATATGTCGATTTTCGCGAGTTTAAGGACGCAAACGAATGTCTGTTAGGCAAAGGGTCTGAATATCTGCGAAGTGTGCTTAAAACGGCTAAAAACTACCCCCTTGTCGGTGTCTTGTCCCTCGACGATGTATGGCAATCGGTGCTAACATATTCTGAGTCAGGTATAGAAAATTACTCTATAGGATTAGGAGAGAGCGACAACTTTTTTAATCTAGCATTTGGAGAATGGTCTGTATTAAGCGGTATTCCTAATAGTGGTAAATCTGATATTATGGACCAGATATTAGTAAACATAGCTAAGCTACATAAATTCAAGAGCGCTATATTTAGCCCTGAATCATTCCCTTATGAGGGCCACATTAAGAGAATTGCTAATAAAATCAACGGTAAAAACTGTAATGTAGAGGACTTGAACAATACTAAAGATTTTATAAAGGAATATTTCAGCTGGATTAGAATAGATTTGAAAAACCTTACACTAAAAGGTATACTAGATAGCTTCAGAGAATTAGTACTACAAAGAGGCGTAAAGGTATTTGTAATAGACCCTTATAATATGCTAGACCACACAGCTCAAAAGGACTTTAGCTATATAGGTAAGCAACTGAGCTTAATTACTCAGTTTGTACAGCAAACTAACTCACATTTATTCCTGATAGCACACCCTAAGAAGATAGAAAGCGAGGACGGAGTATTTAAGAAGCCCAATCTATACAGTATATCAGGGTCTGCGGACTTTTTTAATAAGGCGTATAATGGGATAATAGTATATAGATGTATAGGCAATAAAACAGAGTACAAATCAGATTTAGTAAAGGTATACATAGAGAAAGTCAAACGTAAAGAGAACGGCCAATTAGGCCAATTCGATTTAGCACCTGATTTTTATAATGGAGGCGTATATAAACCTGTAGGTAAGAAAGAGAAAAAATTTAAGGTAATAAGAGATAATAACGTACCTTTCTAGAAATTTTATTAATTTTATCTAATGCAAGATTTTGAAATAATAATCTTTTGGGACGGCCTATTAGTAGGATATACCTATTACCCTAAAGATGATGAATTTATGGGCACAGTATACGACTTTAACGAGCTTAATATATATTTACTATTCATTAAATTTTCTTACAGGTGGAACAAGGATTCAACCTAGAACACCAGAGCTGGTGCTTCAATAATGGTATCAAGATATACATAGTACCAATAGGTCAGCATATCTATATAGAGATAAACGACAATGGGAATATTACTAGGTCTACTAAGACATATAAAAACCAGAAGATAGCTTCTAATAAAATATGGGAGCTGTATAGCTTCCTTTATTCGCGTTATTGTGAGAATTAAAAATTTATTATACATTTGTAAAACATTATACATATTATACACATAAAAAAGAGGGTATGAATTCACAATTAGTAAAGATTAGTAAGGTTAAGATGAACAAATCTAACCCTAGATTTATTAGAGATAATAAGTTTAACAGGTTAGTAGCTAGCATTAAGGAATTCCCAGAAATGCTGAAATTAAGGCCAATAGTAGTAAATCAGGATATGATTGTACTAGGCGGTAATATGAGGTTAAAGGCCTGTAAAGAAGCTGGGCTAAAGGAGGTCTATATTGTAGTAGCTGAAGAACTTACAGAAGAACAACAGAGAGAGTTTATCATTAAGGATAATAATAGCTTCGGTGAATGGGATTGGGACATTATTGCTAATGAGTGGAATGAAGTAAAGCTAGAGGAGTGGGGTCTTGATGTTTGGAAAGGAGAGCCTGAGAGCGATATGAGCTTACTAGATGATTTTGATGATTCTATAGTAGATGATATGCAAATGGGAGTAAAGAGAGGTATACAGATACCTTTTAACCTAGAGCACTATGAGGAGGCCTTTGAGCTTATCAAGTTCTTTAGAGATAGAGGAGATTATGTAGGTATGCTAATAATACAACACTTAAAACAAGTAAGAGCAGAATATGAAAAAAATTGAATTAGTAAAACAAGAGCATAGCGTTACTATTGGAGATGATTGCGGAGATATAGAGCCAAATGTAACAGAAGATAGCCTCTTTATCGAAAATGGAGAGGTAATAGGTTTCTACATAGCAGACCTAGCGAAGTACTCGGAAAAGGCCTCTAAATTGGCGCATTTGGCCAATAATGAATTACGCTCTAAACGCGTGCCTAAATCGGTTATGAAGCGTTCATCTGGTTTTGATAATCCTGAGAATGATGTATCTCAATACAGTACAATACTAGGAAGCTGTTTACCTAAACCACACTTAGGACGTACATATGCTACAAGAAGCTCTGTACATAATGTAGAGTCCGCTAAGAACTTTGTAAAAGCTATGTATCTCTTATGTAGAGAAGCTGAAGAAATTATAAAGGAATTAGCGCCCTCCATATTTGAAGAACAGAAAAAATTAATAGAGGAAACAGTACCTGAAAAATGGAGATTTGGTAGATTGTTTACAAGTAGCATTAGTAATTATAATATACCTGCAAATTTTCACATTGACCACGCGAATATTAAAGGGTGTTGTAATGTTATAATAGCAAAGAAGAACAACGCTACAGGAGGGCACACAACAGTACCTGATTATGGCGCTACAGTTAATAGCTGTGATAATAGTATGCTAGTATATCCAGCCTGGAGAAATATTCACGGAGTTACACCTATTATACCTACTAGCAAAGACGGCTACAGAAATACACTAGTTTTTTATCCCTTAGCTGGCTTTACAGATTTATAGTATATTTGTACTATGAGTAAAACGGAGCAAAAAAAAGAAGCATTACTAGAAGCTCTAGAGATGTCTTTAGGAGTAGTTACTACAGCCTGTAAGCGTATAGGTATAACTAGAGGCACTTACTATAATTGGCTTAGAGATGATAAAAACTTTAGAGAGCGCGTACAAGATATAAATAATATAGCTTTAGATTTTGCAGAGAGTAAACTCTATGAGCTTATCAAGACAAATAATGTACCAGCTACTTTATTCTATCTAAAGACCAAAGGTAAATCTAGAGGTTATATAGAAAGGTCTGAAGTTAGTGTAGAGGGTAATTTCAAATCTAAAGTAATCGAATGGACTCCAGCAGAGTAACGGAATACTGTAACAAACAATTCTATCAGTTAGTAAATTCAGATAAGCGTATCACTATATTACAGGGTGGAGCTAGAAGCGGAAAAACTTATTCCTGTTGTCAATATCTAGTATATAGATTAACTACTAGTAAGAAACCTATGACTATTACTATTATCAGAGATAGTATGCCCTCCTTGAAGCGTTCAGTAATGAGAGATTTTTTTAATATACTAGATAAGCTAGGACTATATACACTAGGTAAGCATAATAAGAGTGAGAGTACCTGGACCTATAACGGCTCAGTAGTACAAATGTTAGGAGCTGACGACCCAGCTAAACTAAGGGGAGCTAAGCACGATATTGCTTTCATTAATGAAGCTAATACTGTTGATTATGAAACTTATAGGCAAATAGCTATGAGAACAACAGAGAAGATTATAATTGACTTTAACCCTAGTGAAGCTGTAAGCTGGTTATACTCTGAGCTTATAGATACAGAAAGCCCTGATATAGATTTTCATATTAGTACTTGGAGAGATAACAAGTTTCTACCTCAATCTGTAATAGATGAGATAGAGAAACTTAAATCTAGAGATGAAGATTACTATAACGTATTTGGACTAGGACAAAGGGCTGTATTTACTAAGAGGCAAATCTATACTACTTGGCAATATATTGACTATGTAGAATTCCCTGATATTGATTACTGTTTAGGCCTAGATTTTGGTTACTCTCAAGATTGTACAGGAATAGTAAAAGTAGGTAGGCATAATGATAAGCTATATGTAAAGGAAATCTGTTATCGTAAAGGTATGACTAACAAGGATATAGCTAATTTTATTAAAGAGCACAATCTAGAAGATTTATTAATAGTGTGTGATAGTGCTGAGCCTAAGAGTATAGAAGAACTTAGACGAGAGGGTCTTATGGTTAAGCCCTCTATAAAAGGTGCTGGTAGTGTAAACGCTGGTATTAGTAAGCTAAAGGAGTTTGAAGTATTTATTAGTAAGTGTAGTAAGAATATCTTTAAAGAGCAACAAGGTTATTTATGGGAAGAACTGAAAGACGGTACTATTATTAACAAGCCAATTACCTCAGCGCCTGAACATTTACTAGACGCTTTGAGGTATGCTGTATACACTAGATATAAGTATAATGATAGCTTCTTTATAGTATAAAAATTAATTTTTGTATTTTTGAAAAAAATTTATAGTAATTCATATGGGACTTATAGATAACCTGAGAGCCTTATTTAAAAACTCACAAAACACTAACGAACAATATAATAGAGCTGTATACAATTGGCTAGGTCAATCTGTAATATGGAATAGTGAAAATGATGATACCTATATAGATAAGGGCTATAGGCAAAACGCTACAATTTACTCTATAATCAACCTAGTTACTAAAACTGCTTCTAGTATACCGCTAATGGTATATGAGAAAGTAAGAGATAGCTCTTATCAAAAGTATAGAAATATGACAAGTGGTATTGTTACTAAAGAATCTATACTACAAAGTAAGCTACTGAGAAAGGAAGCTCTAGTAGAATTAGAAGATACTGAGCTACATAGGCTACTAGAAAGACCTAATCCAGCTCAATCTTTTAGTAGCTTCTTACAAGAAATTATAGCATTCGGTATGCTTACAGGTAACAGATACATTTATGGTATTGGTCCTGATACAGGCGTTAATCTAGGAAAATTTCAAGAGCTATATGTATTACCCTCTCAAAAAATGGAGATTGTATCAGGTGGATTAATGCAACCTGTAAAAGAATATACTCTACAGTATAACGGAGAGTATAAAATACCAGCAGACGCTATCTGTCATATAAAGGATTTTAACCCATATTTTGACGGCTCAGGCTCTAATCTATACGGACAGAGCCCTCTTAAAGCTGGTCTAAGAAGTTTAACTACTAATAACGAAGCTGTACAAACAGGCGTAAAATATCTACAGAATCAAACAGCTAGAGGTATACTAACAACTCAAGAAGAGGACGGAATAAATGAAGTACAAGCACAACAGCTAAAGGATAAATTTAGGCAAGCTCATCAAGGGTCTAGTAATGCTGGAGATATTCTTATTAGCCCTAAGAAGATGTCTTGGGTAAATTTTGGATTATCTGCTACTGATTTATCACTAATCGAACAATATAACGCCTCAGTAAAAGACCTTTGTAACATATACAATGTTCCTGTACAGATGTTGAATAATACAGATAGCGCTACATATAACAATATGAAAGAGGCTAAGAAAGCATTATATCAACAATGCGTAATACCACAACTGATAAACATTAGAGATGAATTTAATAGGTGGCTAGCTCCTAAGTTTGGAGAGAAAATCTGTATAGATTTTGATTTTACTAGTATACCTGAGCTACAAGAAGAAACAGAGAAGCTAGTAGACCAAATGGCTAAATCTTGGTGGCTTACTCCTAATGAAAAGAGAGAAGCTATGAGCTTTGGTGTAGATGAAGAAGAAGAAGCTCTTAATGATTACTATATACCAGCTAATCTAATGCCTGCTAAAGGAAGTGATATAAACCTAGTAAACCCTACATTACCTACAGAAAGAGTACAAGAAGAAGAACCTATAGAGGCGCCTGTATTTAGCACTCAAGAAGAAGCTGAAGCAGAAGCTGAGAGATTAGGAGGCTCAGGTTATCACACTCACGAGCAAGGAGGAGAAACAATTTTTATGCCATTTTCGACGCACGAGGCGTACGAACAAGCGGTCAAATATGTCAAAGTCCTTAAACACAGCGAAGTGTCCGCAAATGTGCCTAAAAACGTACCAGCGGACGTATCTCAGCCAGACGGCCAGGCTAAAATTTTGAAGCAAGAAAGTTACGATACTTACCCTCAAGGAGCTACTAATAACGCTAAGAGAATGATAGCCTGGAGAGAGAAGTACGGTAGAGATGTAGTACAAGGCGGTACTAATGTAGGCTGGACTAGAGCTTCTCAGTTATCTAAGAGAGAGGCCTTATCAGTAGAAACTTTAGCAAGAGTAAAATCATTCTTAGCAAGACATAAAGAGAATGCTAAGATAGACCCAGATTATAGAGGCACTCCCTGGAAAGATAAAGGGTATGTAGCATATAACCTATGGGGAGGAGAATCTATGAGGACTTGGGTTAATAGATTGTTCGATAGATTAGATAATGAGTAAATTTTACGATAGTTTTAGAGGCGCATATGCAAAAGCTAGAGGTATTACAGAGAAAAAAGTATTACCTAAAGTATACAATTACTACATAGACCAATTCTCTAAACTTACTAAGAAATTTTTAGAAACAGGCTCTTATAATCCTATTGGATTTTTTCAACAGAAATTTATTACTGATTTGTACGCGCATATCTACATTAATACAGGTATGTATTTTGTACTCTGGTATGCTGATAATTTTAGAAAGTACTCTACAAAACAAGTAGACCCTGAGTTATATCTACAGGAATGGGAAGCTACTTTCAAATGGTACTCTAAACAAATGGCTGAAGTATGGGGTCCTGAGATTACTAGAACTGCTACAAGGTCCGCTATAAGAACTTTTGAAGCTCTTATGAAAGACCCTGAATTTGCTATGCTAGGAGTAGAGCAAAAGGCGCGCGTATTAGCGCGTAAACACGAGCATATAGGTATGGTTAATAGCAAGAGAATAATAGCTACAGAAACTACAAGAATATCAAATTACGCCCTAGAACAATCAGCTACTACACTATTTCAACCTGATGATTTAAAAAAATATTGGATTGCCTCTATTGACGGAGCAGAAAGAAGCTCACATAATGTAGCTCACTACAAATATCAAAAGGGAATACCTATGAAAGAGAAATACAATGTAGGTGGAGAAATGCTAGATAGACCAGGTGCTGGATTCTTACCAGAAAATAACATTAACTGTAGATGTGTTAGTGTAGCTTTACCTGTACCAGACGCTGAGCCTAATGTAGAATTAGATAGCTTTGGTTTTGGTATGGCTGGAGGTAAGACCACTAATTGGTACTAGTAGTAAAAATTTATTATCTTTACAAAAAATTTTTAGATATGCAATTAATATACAAACAAAGTCCTTTAGGAGAAGTACAGGACATAGATAGCAAGAATGGTATAGTAAAGGGCTATGCTAGTTACTTTGATAATAAAGATTCTGATAATGATATTATTAAGAGGGGTGCTTACAAAAAGACCATTGAGGAAAATGGTTATAGAGTAAAATATTACTATCAGCACAAACTAGACCAACCTTTAGGGAAGATGAGAGAGCTATATGAAGATGAGAAAGGGCTTATGTTTGTAGCAGAAATACCTAAAACTACTCTAGGGAATGATGTGCTAGAGTTAATGAGAAACGGTATAATTACTGAGAATTCAGTAGGAATTATGCCTATACAGAAAGAAATTAAAGAGGGTTATAGAGAATTAACTGAAGTAAAGCTGTATGAAATATCAGCTGTTAGTTTGGCTAGTAACGACCAAGCTAAGATACTAGACGTTAAAGGAATGAAAAACTTTGATGATGTTTACAAAAGATATGATAATCTCTGTAAACTTATCAGAAAGGGCAATATCTCTGATGAAATGGGATATGCTCTAGAAGCAGAAATCTTAAAGCTAAAAGGAGTTTTTACAAGTTTAGCTACTCAGCCAGCAGAAGCTACTGAGCCAGAAGTTAAAAATGATAGTTCAGCTTACAGATTGTTAATAGATAAATTAAAATAAATTTTAAACTTTTAAATCTTTTGGTTATGAATGAAGAATTGAAAAAAGAGATGAACGAACTTGGCGACGTAATAGACGCTAAGATTGAAAAAGCATCTCAACAAGCAATAGAGAGAGCAGACCAGAAAGCAGATGAAACTTTAAAGCGTGAAATTGATAATCTAATGAACAAGTTTAACGAGCGTATGGACGCTGTAGAAGTTGCTCAGAAGAAAAATGCAGAAGCTAGTAGTGCTACTACAAAGAGCTTCAGAACTGCTTTAGAGGAGAAATTAGCTGAAGGTGCATTAGAGGCCTTTACTAAAGGTAATGCAAATGCTACTACTCTAGAAATTAAAGCCGATATGACTACAGGCGCGGACTTTACAGGAGACGTAATACCTCCTACAAGAGTTCCAGGTTATAAGTACGACCCTACTAGAACTTTCCATATGAGAGATATTCTAGCTCAAGGTAGTACAGATAGTGATGTTGTTAGATATGTAAAAGAATCAGGTTATTCAGACGGTAATGCACCCAAAAATGAGGGTCAAACATTAGGTCAATCTGATTTTGATATGACAGCTGTATCTGTACCTGTAGAAAAAATTGGTACTTACTTTAGAATTTCTGAAGAAATGATGGATTCTACACCGCAATTATCTGCGTATTTAAGTGCAAGAGCACCAGAAAAATTATTAGCTGTAGAAGATACTCAAATTGTATCTGGTAACGGCTCAGCTCCAAACCTTAACGGATTATTAACTTCCGCTACAGGTTTCTCAGGTGCTGGTTTCTCAGGCGCTATTGATAACGCTAATCAGTTTGATGTATTAGCTGTTGCTCTTAATCAGTTAGCTGTAGCTAATTACTCTGCTGATTATATCTTACTTAATCCTGTAGATTGGCATAAATTAAGCTTACAAAAAGCTACTACTAAAGAATATTTAGTAAGTGATTGGCAAGCTGGTATGGTGCCTAGAATTATGGGTGTTCCTGTTATCCCTACTACTGCAATCACTAGTGATAAGTATATCGTTGGTAATTTTGCTCAAGGAGCTCAATTATGGATTAAAGATAACGTATCATTAGGATTCTTTAGAGAGGACGGTACTAACGTAAGAGACGGATTTGTAACAGTAAGATGTCAAGAGAGAGTTACTCTTGCTACTTACTTACCAAACGCGTTTGTTCACGGAGATTTCTCAGCGGACATTACGACTATCAACTCTGGTCCAGGAATGTAATAGTAAGTCAATACTATAAAAATTAAGAGGTCAATTATGGCCTCTTTTTTTTTGCTTTTTTTTGAAATTTTGACAAAACCGCATATACGTTTTAAGGCCATTTTTCGACGTTTTGCGGGACTTTCCCACCTCGCTGATATATGACATTCAAAAATTTTTGTTTTGTCAGCAAACGAAATTTTCCAGAGAAGAAAAAATCACGAAATAAAAAAAATTAAAAAAAATTTTAAATTTTATTTGCGAAATCGAAAAAAAGTTAAGACATTTGTATCAACATTAACAACACAAAATTTTACATTATGACAACAGTAAGCAACACTAAAGAAATCCACTCAATCAATATTGAAAAAGTGGTTACTCCTAGAAACCTTAACGATATTAGATTCAGTACGCCTGGTTACCCAATGGGAAAATCAAGCTACAAGGTTAAATATATGATAGGTAATCAAGTAATAGTAAAACATTTAGATTCTAGAGAGTTCGCTAGTTTCTTATCATTAATCAAGTAATATTAATATTAACACTAAAAAACAATAACAATGTCAAAAAAATCATCAGTATACGTACAAGACTATCAAACAGTAATCCAGGCTAGCTGGTTAAGATACTACAAGATAGCTAGCTTTATAGGAGAAACAGGACAGATTAACATTTGTGCTGATAACCTAGAGCAAGTAAAGGAGCAATTATCTATAGTAAGAGAGGGTCTAGATTATCTAGATAACTACTCAAGCACTTTTGACTTTAACCCACACTCAGGAGAATATACTCCTCCTAGTGAAGTAAAGCAAGTAAAGAAAGAGATTGCTACTCTTAAGACACTAGAGGAACACTTAATGGACTCTGAAAGAATTTTATCATAACACTAATAATAACACAATAAAAACAACAATTATGAACACAACACTAAACACTTTCGTAACAGCTCAAGCTCAAACTTTTTTCTGTTTAACTGATAAGCTCGATAGAGATTATGCTAGAGGCTTCATCACAGAAGCAGAATACAAGAACTCTCTAAGAGAACTGAGAATGGCTGTATAAAGTCGTTAGGGCGACTCTAAATAGGTTACTAAGCCCTAAGCGTTTGCCTCCTAGTAAGTCGGGAGGCAAGGAAACAATAACAGGAGGAAACTCCACAAAACACAAAAAAATGTTTATCAAATTAACAGAGTTCGAATGGTTAAAAATTAGTCAATCAATGTCTTGCTACAGAGCAACACTAAAGAGAGAGCACGACGCTCTTTGGGACTTAACTAGTAAAGAAGTAAAGGATATTTGCGCCTTTACACACAAGGCCTTATCTGGTAAAATTAATCAAACGCTATTAGTAGAAGCTAATATGCATAAGCAAACTAGAGAAATATTTGCTGATTACAGAGAGAACTATGAGGGCAAATTTGTAGTAACACAAGCTCAAGCTCTATTTATGCTAGAGTGCCTTTATAACTACTTGTCGCACAACAGGTTAGAGCTAAAGAAGCATACAGAAAGTACAAACGGATATATGGCACATTCTTACAGTTCAACAATAGAAGATGTAAGAAACCTAATAGGAAAGCTACATAACTCAATAATGTACCAAACTATGCACAGTACTATTACTACTGCTAGCTACATTGAAGAATCTCTACCAGGTTTAGGAGAGCACACAGAGTACACTCAAAGAATGAACGCTTAATCACTAATACTAATCAGGGCGTGTAAGAGCGCCCTTTAATAACAACACTATGAACACACAACAATTAATAGAAAATTTTGAACTTAATCAGGCGGTAATCTACGGAACAGATTATACGCAAGTAATTAACACTATAAAACCTAGCAACAATGAAACATTATCAGTATACTAAAGAGCGTATAACAGGAATGGCTAAAGTAGCCACTATTACAGACCTAAAAACAATAGTAAGTAATCTAAAGAAAAAAATGATTATCCCTGTATTATACAAAGGTTACGCGGAAGATAAGCTAATTTTAGACATATGTTCTGCTGAGCTGGAGAGTCGTTTGAGCGACTTAAAATAGCGTTTAAGCTCAAAGCGTGCGTATAGCTAGGTCGAATGCTATACGCGGTACGAACTGCCCTTAAAACGGCTTAAAATACGTAAAAATATGACAATAGTAAGTAATAGTTATATGAGCTTAAAGTGAATATAACTATTACTATACTACTTAATAACAACACTATGAAAGACGAATTACTACAAGAATTACAGAAGCTAGAGAAAGACCTAGTAGCACTATCATTATTTTCTACTGATGATAATGAGAGAAACGCTATGATGAGAAACTACGCTACTGTTAGAAAAACAATCAAATATATTACTAATAACTAAATTTTAACATTATGAGTGAAAACTTAACACCCCCAGAAAACGTTATTTCTAGAGACGATTTACAAGACAAAGTTCTAGAAGCATTATCTAATGACGGTTGGCCTTATTCTTCTGAACTAACAGAGGAAGAACTAAGAGAAGCTGTAATAAATCACGATAGTATTACTTACTATGAGCCTAATAGCTTAAGCTGGTCTGAAATGGTTGAAAAAGCAGACCTTAAAGGCTGGGTAGAGGACCTAGCCTGTGGTACTAGTGTGTATGTACTAACAGATGAGTATATGCGAGGCCTAAGACAAGGATATAACCTACAACAAGACGTATATGTTGATTTGTACGGAGCTGAGGACCGTATCTATGAAGCTCTTACTAGCGGTTACAGTATTGCTATTGACTTTGAAGATGAGCTAGATATGCGCGAAGTATGGGAGCGTGCCTATGATGATATTAGGGACGCTAAAGAGCAAGAATACTACAGCGACTTAGAAGATGAGTATGATGAAGTAGTAGATGAATACTAGTAGAATACTTATGAGCTTAAAGCGAAATAAGTATTACTACTACAAGAGGACAGGGCCTCTATAAATAGTACTTAAGCCCTGAGCGTTCCCCTAGTTTTGTGTTGTTGTTGTTGTACTAGGGGAGGTGTAACTAAAAAATTTTTAATAATGGAACACACTATTGATTTTTTGTATCAGCGCATTAGTAGCTTAGAGGCTCTAATTAGGCTGAAAGACAAACACATTGAGCGCCTAGAGGCACAGCTCGATAGAACACGAACTATTAACCCTAAAAAAGAAAACTATGGCAGATAAAATCACTTTTTGGAACACACTAGAAAAGGACTTGCCTACTGAGATAAAGCTCAAAGTAGTAAAGCACCTTTACGGCCTAGAAATAGGCAAACCTACAGATTCTCACTATCATTCTAACAAATATGAAGTAAGATTGTATACTGAGTACACTAATGATAGCTACGAATATTTTACTATCAATTATGACGGTATTACAGAGCAGTTTACATATATGCACGATGATTACTGTAATTACATAGCGCACCTGATTCAAGAAGAAAAATACACTAGTATTTACTGTGATGATGATGAGATATTTGACACAATAGAGTACACCTTAGAGAATATTTATAATGACCTTACCTGGAATCACATAAATATTATCGAGGACGCATTAAAGGACCTAAATATAGATATGAGATGGAAAGTTTAGAATTATACACACTAGAGGCGCTTCACAGATTTATAGAGAAAGAGCTAGATGATAGTATCTCTATACCGAAGCTTAGGCCAATATACAGAGAAATTAGAGGCAAATATTTTGCTATGTCCCTAGAGGATTTAGATATGTATATTGAGCTCGATAATCACGAGTACAGAGTAATAGGTAGCTGGTGTATTGATAGAGTACACGAAGAAGCTACTAAGGACTTAGTATCAGAGTGTTACTTTACTGAAACTAATCTTGATAAACTCTGGTGGATTAAGATTGATTGGACGGCTACAAGTAACACCCTAATAGAGGAGGACGGCTACGCTCATATGTTTGCTACATATGACCACAACGAATATGAATTCGATATGGATAATAGAAGCACACTATATTTTTTCAGGACTAATTAATACATAACGATATGACAAACACACAAGAATACAAGAAAAAACTAAAAGAACAACTCAAGAAAACTAGACAAGAGTACAAGAAAAAACTAGAAGAAGAACTCAAAGAGCTAAAAGACCGAAATGCTAGAATTACGCTACAGATTATGAAGATGAGGTCTGAAAGCAATTACAATCTAACACTAATACGCGGATATGAAGAAGAGCTCGAGAACTTATAAAGCTGTAAAGAACGCACTAAATCGCGTAAGGCGTAATATGCGTGTGCGTAAAGAACGTAAAGAAAAATTAGAGAAAGTAATTTTTTACTGTATATTTACAGCAATACTATTCGTTATTACTCTATTGTTTCTTAAGCTAGAGTATTGGATAGAAATAATCTTACACTGATTGTTTTCTTTGTAAATTTGGTTTTTTAGTTCAAGACCCTTACTGTTGTGAGGGTCTTTTTTTGTTTTTATACGTTTTTTGGCGTTTTGCGGTAAGATTTTGTATATTGGTAGGTGATACACCTTAAAATCAGCAAACATTGCTTAAAACGTCCAAAAATGAGCTTAAAACGTATATTGACGATAAAAATTTGGTAGGCTGTTGCGCTGAATATATTTTCGCTACTCGATGTATGCAACAGGGGTATTTAGTTAGTATGCCTTTACTACAAACTTCTAAGTATGATTGTATACTAGATGTTAATAAAAAATTACTAAAAGTACAGATAAAAAGTATAGGTATAAACAGAAGAAGAGATAAGGGAAAAAATAGTATACAGCTAGTACTTGCTAGAACTCAGGACTTCTACTGTAGGGAAGATGTAGATTATTTTGCTATATATCATAGAGAGCTTGACGGCTTCTTTATCATAAAAAATAATCAACAAAAGAGCATTAGAATTAACATTAACGGAAAGTATAAAGAAAATTTTAATAACTTTGCTCTATTCTTACACTAAGTTAAGTTTGTTTTCTTACATAAGTTATAGTTTGTTATTAAAAGGGCTACTAATTAAGTAGCTCTTTTTTTTGTATCTTTACTAAAAATATTTTACTAATGAGGCAAATAAAGATAATAGCTACTTCAGGCTCAGAGATTGTTAGTACTAGTACAGCTAAGGCGTACTTAAGGGTAGATTTCTCAGATGATGATACACTAATAGAGCGTATGATTACTCAGGCGCGCATATGGTGCGAGAATTATATATCTAGAGATATAGTAGCCAAAACAAGGGTATACTATTTGCCTAGTACTAACGGTACATTTGACTTACCGTTTGCTCCTGTAGATAGTATTACGCACGTGAAGATTGACTCTGTTGTTGCTACATATAATGTACTAGGCCTTAATAATGAAACTATCGAGCTCAACGCTGGAGAATCTGAAAAGGTAGAAGTACGTTATGTAACTCTAGGAATGTCTGATGATTTACTAAAGAATGCAATACTACAACTAGTAGCGTCCTACTATGAGAATAGAGGGGACTTTATGGTCGGTAGTACTGTAAACGAAGTGCCTACTAATGTTAAATCTATATTAGCCTCTCTTAAGTCAATGTATATATAATGGCAAAACAATTTCAACCTGGTAAACTGAACAAGAGAATACAATTTCTTGATTTCGTTACTGTAGACGACGGCTTTGGAGGCCTTACAGAAAGTAGCGTATCAGTAATTGCTACTGTTTGGGCGCACGTGAAAGAGGTTAGAAGTAAAGTAGACGACCTTACTAAAGACGGAGAAATAGGTAATAGAGTAGAAACTGAGTTCTACATTAGAAAAAAAGCAGTAAATATACAAGACGATTTTATTATTAGATTTAATAGTAAAGATTATAGAATTAACGCCTTTTATGATAGTGAATTAGATTACTACATAAAAATAATAGCTACTGTACAAAATGACTAATAATGCAATAATAGTATCTCCAGCTGATATGAAGCGCCTACAAAAGAAAATGGGTAAGCTAAAGTTACTTAGTTCTGTAGGTTTATCTAAAGAAGTAGCACACACCTTATTAGATATAACTAAAAAAGCTGTTACTAAGGCGCCTGTAGCTAAGAAAGGTAAAAGCGGTGGTACTCTAAGACAAAGTATAAGACCTACTGTACAAGGTCTTACAGGTTATGTAGAGGCCTCAGCAGAATATGCACCCTATATGGAATTTGGTACAGGTGTTGCCTACAGTAGCTCACAATTAGACGCTTTAGGTATACCTACTAGCTACTCAGCTCAATTTTTAGGTAAAGGCATTAGAGAAGTAAATTTAGAGCCCAGACCATTCTTATTTAACTCAGCTAGAGAAGCGTTTGGTGCTATGTTAGGTAGATTGAATGTAAAAATTAGAAAAGAACTAAATAAATGAGGTCAGTAACACAATACATAAGAAAAACATTTATAGACGCCCTTAGTAATAAAATCTATCCTACTATAGGGGGAGAACTAGTAAAAGACGGTAGCTTTACTAATCCTAGTAATTATACTGTAACAGGTGGCTGGTCGATTACAACAGGAGCTGGTGCTTTTAATGATAATACTAGCGGTAGAGTTGCGCCTAGTACTTTACTTACTAGTACAGGTTATCTAACAAACGGCAAAAAATATTTAATATCTTTTGATGTCCTTACTGATTATTCACACGCGAATATATGGCTAGGTACTGCTAATGGTGCAGACCCATATATAGCCAATTATTCAAACTATACTAGCGGTACACATATTATACCATTTACTATTGATACAACACAAACTAATATAGATTTAGGATTTTATGCTACTACAGGTAATCCAGGTCCGTTTACTATAGATAATATTAGATTGATACAGTTAAGCAGTACTACAGCAATCAAGATATACAATAAGGTACCTAGTAATGTATCATATCCTTTCATAAGAATATACAGCCAAGAAGAAAGACAAATAGATAACAACAATAGTAGATTTATGAAAGACGTTATTACACGCATAGAAGTAGTACACAGGAACACTACAGCTAGTGGTGGAGAGCTATTAAACAACAGTATAGTAAATCAAATCACTAGTATACTAATGCCTAATCCTGGAGAATCTCTACCTATAACAGATTACAATATCAGTATATATAGTACTGAGCTTCTTGGTGTTACAAACTTTCAAGATACCTTTAAGGACTTCACATATCACCGCTCAATTATAGAAATTTCTACTAGAGTAGAATTAGTGTAGTTATATTAATTATTTTTATTATATTTGTACTGTAATCCTGTAAAAATTTCTGGCAGAGAAGAAAATTTTAGTGGGTCACTCTGAGACCTGGGGATTACTAAGTATTAAGGGCCCAGACTATGGGAACTGAGAAAATTTGGGGCCTCAAAATCCTAAATTTCCTCTAAAGATAGTTTGGGACACCTGATACCGATAAACAGGTTAATGAACAGGAGCTAATGAACGATTTTAATACACCTTTCCGCACTTTTTTCTACTCACTTAAGGCAAAAGCTATACGCTCCTGGAATACGGCCTTAAACAGGCTTAAAATCGGTTGTAAATGCAGAGTATACAAGGACGATTACAAATACGCTAAATGTTGTGATTGGACATGGAGGTAAGTGAGAACAGTAAAGTAACTTTAGACCTAAAGACAATAGGTATGATAATAGGGTTTGTTATCAGTTTAAGCTCTATGTACTTTGTTCTCAAATCAGATATAGCACTAGCTATGACATTACCTAAGCCTGAGGTAAGCAAAACAGAATATGAGCTAAAGGATAAAATAATTAGAGAAGCTGTACTAACTACACAAGAAGATGTAAAAGAAATCAAATCAACACTAGAAAAATTAGAGGTAAGGATATACGAGCTTAAAAAATGAGAAATTTCTTACTAATATCATTCCTAATGTTTTTTACCGCTACATTTGGTCAATATAAGAACGATATATCAGTAGTACAGTTTACCGCTGAGTTTGTTACTAGCGCTTCACTAAAAGAATTTTCAAAACACAATACATATACATTTTTTATAGAGGAAGAATCTGATAAATTCGATAAAGAGGATATATCATTTGTGCCTACTATAATACTATATCATAACGGTAAGGAGATTAAGAGAATAGAATCTAATATAATGCTAGAGCTACCTAAAGAATGGAGAGAAGAAATACTAGAAGAAATAGAAGCTATAACCTCACAAAAATTCTAATCTTATACTGTACAATAAATCAAGCACAAATCATTGAACCAGATAAGATAAGCCATTTTTTAGGAGGCGGTCTTACTAGTGCTGTTACATATGAATATACTGACTATAAGACCTCTAGTAAGAGGCTAGCTCTGAAAAACTCGATTTTTTCTAGTATCTTTATAGGCACGATTAAAGAAGCATATGATAGTACACAACCTAATAACGTATTTGACGGCCAAGATTTAGCCTACAGCGTTCTAGGAGGTGTTACAATTGCTTTTACGTTCAACCTATTAAACAGAAACGAAAATGAAAAAATTAATGATAATCTTGTTCGCTCTTATCGTAAGCATAGGAAACGCTCAAGAAAAAAAGAAAAAAAATAATTTCTTAAAGGAGATATTTAAGTACAGCACATTCTACAGTAGCTTTACAGAATCAAGCCCTCTTATAACACCAGATAATTACTTTGTAACACAGTTAGGGGATGTTATTAATATAACGCCTGATAAAGAAAACGATTATAATATATCTGTAGGTATTAGAAAGATAGCTAGATTTGATTATGAGAATAAAGCAAAAAAATATTATGACGGCACAGAGAATAACTCTAGCTTAAATAGTAATGTAGGCTCTATTAGAGGTCTAGAGTATTTATTTCAATACTCTAAAGGAATGCAAAGAGGTATGAAGTTCACTAGTGAGAGATACTATATGAGATACTCTGGTAAATGGTGGAGCTCTAAGCTAGAGATGAACAATAACGGATTAATAGACCTTAACTATAAATCTGCGGACCTTAGAGTAAGATTACCTATTAAGGGTAATTTTTCTATTAGTATTGGCTCTACTTTAAGAACACATAAACCTTACGGATATAATCCTATAGAGAGCTATCTCAGTAGTAACGCCTGGTGGGACCTCGCCTACTCTTACAATTATCAAGACCACTACTACGGAATAGATTATGATAATGACGGCTTTACTGATGAGGCTGATTGGTGGTGGAGTGATTCAGAGGGTAATAGAGTAGCTGATACAGATTTAGATTTCAGAAGAAACGTATATCAGAATATAGTAAACGATTATAACAGGCGTGAATTAGACAAAATAGGCACTTTAGGGACACTTTCAGGAGTTTTAGGTATTGATTACTATATCTACAGAAATAATTGGTATTTGCACGCCTTTGCTAATATGTACCCAATACATAAGCATATGTTCGGAGATGAAGAATATAGCTATGAGGTATATGTAGGTAAGGATAATTGGCTAGATTATAACGCTGGACTAATGTACGGCTGGGATATTAGTAGCAAATTAGGTTTATTTACAGAGTATGAGATTACTAAATTCTGGGATAAAGAGCTGAGCTTTTTAAAGGCTGGTATCAATTATAAATTTTAATTTTTGTACCTTTACTATAAAAATTTTTAAATATGGAATTGAAATGGTTTAGATTATCTGAGTTCGATGAGCCTAAGAAGAAAGGCTCAGGCGCTAAGATGAGTAAAGATTTATTACTAATGTTAGACGACCTTAGAAACAAATTTGGCAAGCCTATGAAGATTACTTCAGGCTACAGGTCTGAAAGCTACAATAAAAAAATCGGTGGCGTTAAAGATTCTTCACATATAAAGGGCCTTGCTGTTGATATTGCCTGTAATAACAGTAGAGATAGATTTATG